CAAGCGTATTTGTATTACGACAGAGATTTATTTCTGTGAAATAATTACCTGTAGAGAGAAAGTTTTTAAATTTAAGTGTCTTAAAAAATATCATTCTGTAGTATCAATAGTCAAAGATTCGACATAAAGTTCTCTCATTAAGTTTTTCAACTTATTGTTATCAACATTTAATGATGCGCCATCAATATACTTTGATAGTATGGTCATTGTGTCTTCAGCTTGATCTACCAGTTCTTCATCATCAGTCGATTCAAATTCCATAACGTCCTCAACAATAGACAAATCTGCGATACCCACTTTATAAAGTTCATTGACAACAGTATCAAATAGGAAAGAATTCTTTTTGTTGCAAACAACTATTTTAACATACGTGTCTTTGTATTGCCCATAATCAAAAGACTTCCAGTGATCAAAATCTTGATAACTATCATCATAGTATATTTTATGGAACATTTTATATGGATTTTCAATGAATGTCAAATTCCTATTTTGTGTGTCGAAAACGTGAAAGCCTCGTCTGTCTCCTTGATCAATCCACGTAATTTCATATTGATTGCCCAAATAATGAATGGTCCCATCATTTGATTTATGGTGAAAATGACCAGAAAAAACCATATCAAATCTATCGAAAACATTTCTATCTATGCCTCCATGACAAATATTTCCTCTATCCATTTCGAAACCTGATATCTCAAAGTGACCAAAAACAATCTGACTCTTAGTTTCCCTAAGAAATGACATTGATTCTTCATAATTTGAAGAATTGATCCATGGCACCAAAGAAGTGAGAAGCCCATCATAAGATTTTTCCACTGGAGAAATATAAACATTTATATTATCATAATGATTAAACAACTCATGCATCGCATTTATTTCATTGGTATTTTTATATGTAACATCGTGATTTCCAACAATCACATCCATGGTAATACCTTCTCTCTCTAACACATCAAAGAATCTTTTTCTCCACTGATTCAAAATCACATAATTAATAAATTTTCTTCTATCGACAACATCACCCAAATGAATAATGTGTTTAATATTATTTTCTTTTAGGTATGGAAAAAATATGTTTTCCCAAAACTTAAAAAAGAATTCATTGAACAAGAGGCTATCACCTCTCGCTCCAGCGTGTGTGTCATTGATTAATGCTATTTTCATTCACAATTCCATCTTCAAAAAATTTTTCTAAACCTTTTTTAGTTTTCTTTTTATTCTTCTTTTTCTCTTCAAATGTTTGGATGAACTCTGAAATATTATCGTATAGAACAAACTGTCTCATATTTCCATCGACATCTTCATACATTTCACCTTCATCGAGAATACCAAATTGTTCTGTTGCTTTGTATTTGACATACATCTGCTTTTTCTCTTTTTGTATTCTACGGAGAAAGGCATAATATATGATTTGAGTAAAATATGCAAATGGATTATTTGATTTGGTAGGATCAAAATTTCTAAAATACATAATACAATTTTCTATGCCATCACAAATCATCTCTTCTCTAAATGAATAAGAAATAAAATTTGGTTTTCTAGAGAGATGTTCAGCAATTTTCAAGAAACATTCACCAATATAATTTGGTACTATTGGATCATCTTTATTTTGATTTTTAGCTGCATCGCAAGATAACTTGTATTGAATCAGAGCATTTAGAAAATCCTCATTATTAACGTAGTGTTTGGATTTTACCATAAAATAATTCCTATTTTTTACTTGACACGAGGACAGCATAGACATATAATGCTTGTGTCCAAGTTTGAGATTAATGTAATGTCTTGTTTTTAACTTGTTCAGATACTTCTAGAACTTCTTGTTCTTCGTCTTCCTCTTCTTCAAAATTATTATTCAGAAGAGAGTTATCAATCAAATCTTCATTCATTTTTATTACAGAATTGCATTCATCGACAGCAGTGAGGTAGTATTCAATCAATGATGGTTTAGGATCAAAGATAGAAACGATTCTGTGTGCATGTATTTTTGCTTTATTAATATTAACTAGTTCTGCTGGTAGCCATGGTGCCATCATAACAATAGATTTTCCTGGTGTTATTCTTTTAAAAAATAATGTCATTGGATTCAACATAATTATGGTATCCGTTTCATCTTCTATTTGATATGATGCTATAATATCTTCACCATCCTCAAGTCTTAGTATTTTAATATTATCCATTTTTCAATTCTATGTTATAAAACTTATAGTTAAATTTTTCTTCATCATATATTTTAACTCTTTCGACAAAATGATTTAGTGTGAAATTGGTATGTTTACCTATTCTTAAATCATCTGCTATATCAAAAAGAGTCGCTACTTCTTTATTATCACTTCTTCTTAAACCTCTACCAATAGACTGTAGATTACGAATTCTCGATTTTGATGGTGAAGCGAAAATTACATTATGAAGATTTTTTATGTTTATTCCTGTACTGAAAGTGCCATAAGAAGCAATAATAATTGCATTAGATTCGTTTTCAGTTATTGATCTGATTGATTCTCTAGTTTCAACTTCAGTATCACCAAATATGAAAAACACTTTTCTACCATTAGCTTCTGTGTTGATCATATTATACAATATTTTTCCTTGTTTTGCAACAAATTGAAATAGGATCAAAGAGTTACCATTAAGTGATAGTGCAAGATTTTTTATGAAGATATTTCTTTGAGTGTTCATTACTATGTATTCTATTTCTTTTTGATAGTCCCATTTTTTACTTTCTCGACAAATATCATCAGCATATTTTAGTATCAGACATTTGATGCGAAAGTCTGATAAAACTTTATCATCGATAAGTTCTTTAGTCGTAGTAACTTTTAAAACAGGACCGAACAAACCTTCAAGAACTAATTTATGAGTCTTTGTTCCATCTAATGTTCCTGTGCATCCTATTCTATATTTTGTTTTGGAGAGACCCGACATTATTGTCGTTAGTGACTTAGCTTTGAATTGATGTGCTTCATCACCCAGAACAAAATCAAATTGTTCGAAATAAGAAGTATCTAAATTATAAATGGACTGCCAGGTGGTAATAGTCAAAAACTTATCAGTATATTTTTCTTTTCCCGAATACTGACGATGACAATATTGTTCGGAGTCATAACCATACGATTTGAAATCAGAATACATTTGTTCAACTAATGATGTAGTTGGTACTATTAATAGTCCTTTTTTACATTGCTGTTGAATGTATCTTACGATTAAATATTGTATGAATGATTTACCCGACGCAGTGGGTGATAATAATAATATTCTTTTATTTCTTATCGCATGGACGAATGCGTATTTTTGATATTCTTTAGGTGGAAAAGGTACATTGATTGTTGATATGAAATCATCAGCCTCTTTCAGAGAGAAGTTTTCTTCAATCTCAACATTCTTATCAAAATAAACTTGATAGTTTCTGCCTATTGAGAATTTTTTTATATATGGAATAAGACCATAATATATTTGATTAGTTTTTAAATTGAAGAGCCTTATTTTTCCATCCCAAAGTTTATTCTTGTACTCTGGTACAAATTGATAACCAGGAACTTGAAAGGTGAAATAGTCACTTAATTCTTGGGCAACACTTCTTTCACATTGCACTCTAATGAATGCTTCATTCACTTTTGTAATTGTTAAATCATACACCTTGAATAAATCTTTCCCATTCTATAAATGATTTTAATTGAAATGTTCTACTATGTAGTTCTTTTAAAATCATCTCACAACAACTGACTATTTCATCATGTAAAGTTTTATTCGCAATACATTTTTGGATATCAATATCACCATCTAGATAAGTGCTGATATCACTCTTTAAAACAAAAGGAAATTGTTGCCATCCAAATTTCTGCAACTCCTCTGAACTCATCTTACCAGTATAATATTCCCACTTAGTTCTTTTCATTTGATTGTATTTGAACTCGGCTTCTTTTGACAACAATTTATGTCGTGAGAGAATGTTCAAATATTTACTGTGTAGTTTTGGTATATCAAGTAAGGCTTTTCCTGGCTCAGTTCTATCGACTACACTATCTTTTTCCCACTCATTCATAAGTTCATCAAGTTTAGACATAATAATCCTCCTACTTGGAGTATACACCACATATCAGAAAAAGTAAATACTATAGATTATAATTTCTCTAAATTGTAATATGTGTATCGAAGAGTTACATCAGCGGTGATAATTGTATCTGGACCTTGTTGTGTATCAAATAAAAGTCCAGACAAAGTGCTTGGAAAAACATCATAGAATTTAAATCTATACGTTGGTTTATATGATGAAGAGTATATCGTTAATGTCGCATCAGAGAATTGTGGACTAGGGGCTATTACAGAAACTCTTGAGAGATTTGGTAATTTTTTATACTCATCAAATTTTTCTGGAAAAGTCATAGCCCTAATCCAATCATGGATTTCTAACCATGATTTCATATCTTCATCAACTAAAAACGTTACAGATAGTGGTTCATATACCAGTTTTTCACCAGGTGAATATCTATCAACAAAAGGAGTATTGATAATTATTTCACCAGTCGATATTCCCGGTAAAGATAATGTTTGACAAAAGAATTGTACATTCGGTAACCGACTAAAGTTCAAAACGAATTTGTTCGGTTGTAAAACGTTTTGATTAGATGGTGTATTTGATAATTTTGTTATAGCCATATTTGTATTTATATAAAAAAGAGGAGAACCTTTCGATTCTCCTCTTTAAAGGGTTTCCCCACTACTATCTCTTCTAAGAGAGATTTAATTACATAATATTAGCGATCTTGAATGCACGGTAGTAAAGATTTGACTTTGCTGTGAGTGCACCAGAACCTTGTGCAGTACCTTCCGCAAATGGGTTAGCAACTAGACCATAACGTGTCTTGAAGCCGATCTTTGGTTGGAAGTTGTTTGTATCAACTGCACGAACCATTTGTAGAGGAACATATGGGCAATAGAACAAGCCAGCATCATAAGCATTCGAACCTTTGAAACCAACAACGCCAAATTCAGCGGTTGATGATGTTGGGAAATATGGATCGATATAAACTTTGATACGACCGAACATTGTACCAGCAAATGTATTACCAGTATCATCAACAGTCAAATTGATTTGACCTTGCAATGCTGATTGATAATCAAGAATGCCTGCCATTGCTAGTGCAGAAGCAACATCTGACGAACAGATAAAGGTATTACCTTTTCCGCGACGAGTTGTCTTAGCAATAACGTTTGCTTCACGCTCGATTTGATAAGCAAGACCTTTGATCTTTTCAACCATCCAACGACCATTTGAATCTGTGTCTAGATCAAAAGTTCCTGCTGTAGTTGTTCCAACTTGGCAACCAACTTTAGAAACTGTATAGATGGTACGTAGAACTTCGCGATTGATCTCAGCAAGAATTTCTGTTGAGAGGATATTTGCTAATTCTGTTTCTGCATCTAGACCATGAACTGCTTTAAGGTCTTGTGCAAGTTCCATCGAGTATTCAGCTTTAAGAGCACGAGTTTTAGCAGTAACGCTTACTTTCTCGATGCTGAAACCCATTTCATTTGGTGTCAAATCTTCAGCGGTTGCTGTATCCATTCCTGTGCCAGTTGTCATTGTAGTGGCAAATACATTGCCGCTACCAAGAGCAGTATTAGCAGCAAGACCAATTGAACCGTGAGCACCAGTACCAGCATGTGCAGTGTTTGCTTCATTATAGAAAGCTTCGGTACCTGATGATGGGACACGATTTGTGCCATACATTGAACGCATTGCGAAAATAAGACCAGTAGGACCAGTCATTGGTTGAACACCGCAAATATCATAAGCGATAAGATTTGGAAGTGAACGACGAACCAAGCTGATAAGAATTGGATCGAAACCTGCAACTGGACCAGTTCCTGTTGCAGTACCACTGAAACCGCCATTTCCTGCTGAGTTTGTTGGAGCTGTTTCGCTAAGGATTCCAGCTTCTTTCAACATTGCTTGTTGTTGATTCTCAAGAACAAGTGCTGTAACAGCTTTACGGTATGGATCTTTAATAGAGGGAAGTTCTGAGTGTTCGAGAACTGGTTCCCATTTCTTTTGTAGTTCTTCTGAAAGATACATTTAAAACTCCTTAATTAGATTTTTGTTTTTGAAATTGATTGAACGATAGCTGCCATGAGAGGATCATTGACCATTGGTTTTTCATTGGCAACTTCAACCTGCTCATTTAATTGAGCAGCGTCAGCTTTCTTTACGCCAGATGGAAAGTAGTTTTCACGAATCGTTTCAAGTTTCTGTTTGAATTCTTCCTCTGTGGAAAAATCTACACTCTCTGCGAGTGATTTCATTTTTTCAACTTGAGTGTCCGTTAAGTCACCACATACATCATGGACGATTTGTACTTTTGTTGCTTCAACAAGTTGTTTTTTGAAAGAAATATTACGTTCGATTTCTTCGTTAAGTTTTTCTTCCAAATCTTCAACTTGGGTTGCTAGTTCGTCAACTAAGTCAACCTTTTCACTTGGGACATCGATGTAATGCTCTGCAAAGAGATTACGGAGTCCAACAATGAAATCTTCTGTGATTTCAGCACGAATGCCTTTTTCGATAGCAATTTGATTTTCTTCCATCCAATGTTCAATAACATATGAAAGATAATCATTAACTTTTTCTGTCAAATCTTGTTTGACTGTTTCAACAGCTTCTTCTAACATCGAAGAATAATAAGCTTCGATTTCTTCTTCGATCATACCAATTCTATCGAGAATTCGAGCTTCGAAAACTGTTGTAACTTTTGTTTTGAATTCTTCAGAGATTGATGAATCATCACCGAATAGTGCATCAACATCTTCTTTCATTTGAGCTTTCCAAACTTTCTTTTCTTCTAGCTCAAGTTGTTCTAAATCTTCTTCAGAAACTTCTTCTTCAGAAACAACTTCAAGATTTTCATCTTCCTGTGTTTCTTCTTTTTTCATTTTCAACTGTGTATCGGATGAAGCATCAGAAGGTTTAGTTGTAGGTGCTGTAGCACTCTTTGATGTGAAACTCATTTTGTGTGAGTCATCATCAGGCTTTGCATTTTGAGGTGTTGGACCTCCAGCTACTTGTACTTCGCCCTCTAGCTTTTCGGGAGGCATCGCATTCTTGCCTTTGCTGTTTGCAAGAATTTCCGCAGCAGCCTCAAAAAGTTTATTCTTAGCCATTAGGAATCTCCTTTATGTTTACTTATTTATAATTTTAAAGTTTTGAAATAAAATTCTCGAAAAGGCGAAATGCCACCTTTTCTATGTCTTTTGCTGAGGCTCTTTGTATTTGTCTCTTTGCGTTATCAATATCAACTTCAACATATCTACCTTCAACGAAAATCCATTCTCTATTCTCCATAATACCATTCACAAATGCTCCTGGCGCAGAAGGATCCGCAACAACATCAGCAGCAGTAGCTAAACGAAAATCGTCAGCAACTATACTAATACCATCTTCTCCGGGTAATAATGATCCCATACCTCTTGAAGATACACCAACACTAACATCTGATTCGATAAAACTTTTCAAAATGTTTCCGTATGGCGTGTCTAATACTTTTGCTTTTCCTATGAATCTGTTTCTATCATCTTCTTTCAAAGATACAATTTTGATACAGACTCTTTCCAAATTTAATGTAGGTGTATCAGGATGTCCTAATTCACCTAATGCTCTATTTGTATTGATATACTCGCCAGTATATCTTTTAACTTCTTCTCTTAGAGTTGCTATTTTATATTTTCTTCTATTGCGATTAACTTCTTCGCCTACAAGAAATGGACCTTCAATATAAAGATGCTTTTTGCCATCTTCTGTTGATT